ACGAGGTCGGGAGAAAACCCATTTACAGCATAAGCATCTGAAGCAGAAATAACTCCAGAAGACAATCCCATTCTAGTAAGAGCAAGAGAAATAGGGGTTAGTTGCATCAGACTAGCCCAACAAGATTAGAGGCTGTAGTGGAAGTAGATTTAATTAGTTTGAATTGAAAAGGAAGGATTGTTCCGTCAGCTACGTTGTTAAAAGTTACGTCAGTAGAATCTCCTACAAGACGAGCCACAATATTACCTCCTGTACCAACATAGACAGCTTTTGGAACTACCGTTAATTCTGTAGAGTCGTTAGGGGTAATAGAGAAAGAGCCTCGTGCGGGAGAAATTTCTGTTCGATTTGTGAAATTGTCAATGCTCATCTATGTGTCCTTGAAAAGAAGAGGGTACTCGCTAAAGCTTTCCCCCGGTCAGTGTTACACTACGTTAGGTACAGCCATAACGATACCAGCTTCAGTACGGAAGTTCTTAATACCGTAGAGGCAGTCAGCCACGTACAAAGTACCAAGCCATTCCAGCTTTTCTTGAGTCTGGGAACGAATGTCCATCTGCTCAGCCAGAATAAAGGCATCACGATGGAAAAGGAATGCACCACGAATGTCTACCGTAGAAGCCGTGTTTTGTGCGGCTGCTTCGATGGTCGGGCATTGAGTAGAGACGTATACAGGTATACCATACACTTCACCAAACTTACCAGTAGCAACACCTTTACTGTTTACAAAGTCAGAAGAGTTAAAGCGATCAATACCGAGCATACGGTTTTTTAGGGAAGGAGGAACAACGAGGTAACGGTTGTCCGGAGGAACATCGTTATCGTCAAGCTCCTGAATACAACCACGGAGGAATGCATCGTCAAACACATCGCCCGGTGCTACAGTATCAACAGCATAAGCCGTCTTACCGTTGGTTGCATCATTAAAGAAACAAGCAGAGTGCTCCCAGTCTGCTCCGGTATTGGCCGGAGTAGCGGCATAGGTGCCGTCACCAAGACCAGTACCGAGGGTAAACAGATCAGAATCCATCTGGCGAGCAAGACCATAACCAGCGTCATCAGTGTAAAACTGACGGAGCGAGTCAAGAGCCTGTACTTCCGTGATGTCTTCGATCAGACGAGAAAACTCGTAGTGCTTATCGATGGTTACGATGACTTCAGATTCAGTGTTGTTCTGAACCGTTACAGCCGTGTTTTCAGCCTTTAAGTTAGCAGCTCCTCGGACAGGAGCAGGAATGTGAATCGTATCACCTTTCTTGCCCTTCATCGGCATCTTTTTAACAAGGTTAGCCATCGTAAGATTAGCTTTGAAAGCTGCCTTGATTTCATCAGACCACAATTCCCACTAGCTTAAGTGCTAGTCCGACTATAGCATCACAAGAGGTTTGTTACTCTCTCTTGCGCCTTCTCACTTAGTCTGTGCGGGTCACGCTTCATTAGCTTAAGCTCTTCTCGGATAGCGTCTCGTACTTCTGCACTGACTTGCTTTCCTTTGATATTCGTCTCTAACCAAAGACAAAATCTGGCTTGCTCCCTCTTCAGGAAAAGATGATTGACTGTGTTCCTTAAAACTGGGCAGGCTTGTCTGTAGCCGCTCCAATCTAGCGTAGCTCTATCAGTCCAATTAGAGTTCTCGACTTTTTTAGTGGACAAATATCCACCATGAGAATTTTGAATTAGACCAAGAAGCTGTAAAGCTGTGACCGTCATTCCCAACCTAAGCCGGGGTCTTACATAAACGCTTTTGGTTACTTGTACGTCTATACAGCCTTCGCCGTCAATCAATCCTGCTAAATACTTCCAACTTATGCGCTTCATACGGACTCCCGTGAACTGCGTCTGTTAGTTTGTCGTGTTCCCTCTGATTACCCCGTAGGGCTTCCAGTTATTCAGAGAAGGTTTTACATCCCCAAATTAAAGGCTAGGGATAAAAGTTGCTGCTGATGTGTTGTCAACAAAACCGCCAGTAGCGGGATAAACTGAAGTAGCCATTAGACTATTCTCCTATTAGGGTTTTACTTAACCCTTCCTTCCATATATGCTTGCTTTAATTGTGGTAGCATACGCATATATTTTTCAGGGTCAGTACGTTTAAGTTCAACAATAGCGTCCCGAGAGAGAGTTGGTTTTCCCCGTACAGACTCACCAGACTTACCACTACCTGTTGAAGCTTGTCGAATAGAATCATTACGCTTTTGCTTCGCTGAGTTAGTGGCAGTTTGTTGTGTCTGAGTACGCTCTTTCCATAGATCAAGCAAGTCGTTAGCCATGTCTGTATCATAGTTAGCGGCTGCTTGGTACATACGTTGTCGAGCTTTACTTTTGCCCACCCAGTCAAGAAAGTCTTGTTGCTGTGTAACTTGTCCAGCGTCAGGGTGACGGTGGAGAAGGGACTGCAACTTGTCTTGCTTTTCTCGGGCATTGAGCTTTTCAGTTACTTCTTGCAAAGCCTTTGATGTAGGCTCAAGAGCCTTTTTGACTTTGTATTCAGTAGCCTTATCAGGGTCTTCAAACCAGCTTACTTCGGGTTCTGGTTCTGGTGCAGATTGAGAAGGTTGGCTAGCTTGAGCTTGAAGAATATCGTTTACAATACTCCGTAACTCTCCAACTTCATTACCCTGCTTACCGATCAGTCGTTCAGCATCTTGATGCATCCTGACCAATTCAGCAGCAGACTTACCCCGGTATTTATCAGGAATATCCTCTTGTTGAGGGGCCTGTGCTTCTTGAGGTTCCTGTTTAGGAGTTTCCTCTTCTGCAATCAAACTAGGGTCGAGTTGTTCTTCTTGCTCGTTATTAGCTTCTTCTACCATTGTCGTTCTCCGTAGTATCCTATTATGGAGGTTAGTCTGATGACTGCTTAGCCATCTTTTCGTGGTGTCTAGCCCAAGTCAGCGTTGCGCCGGGAAAGTCCCCGCTGATAGGGTCGAGGATAGATTGCACCCCACTAATCACCCGGTTAGCTTCACCACCACACTTGCACCGTACTTGGGTGGTAGAGCTAGTTACCCAGTGTTCCTCTTTTTCGCCGCATTCACGGCATCTGAAATCAAACAGCATCTTTAACTTGTTCCTGCAAAAAGAGGAGTTCGTTTAAAGAGTGGAGTTTACCTTTTCGAAAGTGCAGATCACTCTCATCTTTCACCAAAGAAATATCTTTAAGTGCTTCGATAGATTTATCCATACCTTCTTTTAATATACTCCAACCTTCACTTTGAAACATCTCGTGCAAGGCTTCTCGTCGCTGTTGCTGCTCTTCTTCACTCATTTCCATCAGAAGCTACCTTACGTGCAGTTGTCTTCTTAGGAGTGAGTTCTTCTACTTTCTGTTCCAGCTTCTCAATTCGATCATAGAGCTTACTATAGCTCTCGTTGATCTCTTCCTGAAGTTTCTGGAATTCCACTTTGCTTACTACCATTTGCGTTCTCCTTGTGGGCGCGTTGAATTTCTAGTGCTTTGTTACGCAGTTCTGCATCTGTCTTATCTTTACTCTGCTGATGCCTAAACTTTGCTGCTTCCATAACTTGTGCAAACTCGTCACCAGCATCGTTGTTGATATCAGTAGCAGCTTCAATAAGATCAATCTGCAACTTACGCTCTTCAAGCCTAGTTTCTTCTTTGTACTTAGCTGCTCGCGCTTGTGCTTCTGCGGCTTGAGCGGCAATAAGTCCAATTTGTGCCTGATGTATTTCTTGGGCACGTTGTTCAGCCGCTTGCTGTGCTGCCTGAGCCTCGGGGGAGGGTTGGTTGGCAGCGTCTATCTGAGCAATTAGCTGTTCTCTGTTGGAGATGTTCATATTATCTATGATACTCTTCAACACAGTTCCGTAGATGGGTGAGTCTGGGGGCATAGTCTGAAGCAGTTGTGTCATCTGACCCACTTCATACTCCCTTGCCATAATACCCAAAGAAGATGTAACAGTGAAATCGTAATCCTTCACAGGAAAGTTATCACCATCAAATTGCATATAACGGTAGGCACACTTACGTACAAACGGGATCAGGAAGCTTTCTTGGAAGTTAATCAGTGTACGTTTATGACGCTTAATGATTGCTCCCAGAGACATACTTATCCCTGCCGCTGTTGCTTCTCCGTTAATCTGTCCAGCGATACCAGCACTATCCACTGCGCCTGTCGCCATCTGAACCATATTTTGTAGTGATTCAGTTTCAACATAAGATGTTTGGGGCAAATCGCCAAAGCGAAAGGGATGCAAGATTTCTCTTGGATCGCCATTGACGAGGACTTGCTTGCCGGGTTGTATTTGTAGTTTCTGTCCCAACATGGGCAATCGCGTTGCGTCGATTCCAAGCATCGGTGCGACGTTCATAGACATTGCATCTCTACGTTGCCGCAACTCTGCGTCCAGTGCCTTCTGGGGATTATATCCCTTTTCGCAGACACCACGCCCCCAAAAACGTCCCGGTACAATATCCCACTGGAACGCAACAATCGGTCGATCATTCATCAGGTATGGGTTGTTAGAGGCTTTTAGCAAAACTCCATCATTAGCCACAACTACCTGAGCTTCGACATAATATGAATCATTATGGTTTTGGTTAGGCTCAAACCCTTCTACGTCTTCAAGGAGATGCCGAGGAACCTTCCCATAATACCTAACTAGCTTAACCTTATTGCCATCGTAGTTATCAATAGTAGGGTCTGCTTCTAGGTCTTCGTCTGATGCATAGCTCTCCAACACCATATCTGTGTCCATGTACACTCCACGCTCTTGGAGGTCAAACACATAGTCTGGGGCTACATACTCTTCAATAGCTACACCGAGAGCAGAGTCAATATCTGTAGCGATGTCAGGGATACGGAAGTTATGGGGTTTGATGGGCCTCATCTTAGCGCACATCTTACTCTCTTCGTTACGCCCAATAACCCGCAAGCCATCGTCATCTTCTTGCTCTTTAGGGGTGTAGTAGGTCTCATAATCTACTACGATTTCGGCAATACCAGTGCCAAAGATGGCTGCATTCAGGATACATTCTGCGCTATCTTTGCGGATATTGTTCCGCTTAAACTCTACAGCCAGCTTATTTTTTAGGAATTCAATGTCTTGCCGTTCTTGATCCCCCATATCGTCATCAATGTCGAAAAAACTCCCTCTACCGAAGGTTGCTTCTTCTAGTTCGCTGACAGAACTCTCTACAGCCTGTTGGGTTGCAGGAGAAATGAGCTTACTGCGCTCAGACATACGAGTTTTATCCTCGTCTGCCCAGATACCACGCCAAATACGGTAGTATTCGTCCCATTTGTTAAAGTAATTGTCTTCTTGAACATCTCTCCACTCGTTTACGGTGGATACAATCCAAGATTCTAGGGTTTGACCTAGCTGACCACCGTCTTCAAGCTGTTTGAGTTCCATATCCATCAACATTTCCACCGTTTACGGGCTGCTTTGCCTCGTTCACCTTTCCAACCTTGTGACCGAGCACAAAAAGACTTCTTACGAGCGGCATCTTTTTTGGTTTTGGGGTTAGGGGCAGGAGCTTTTAGATTAGAACCAGTCCTTTTGTTAATTTTAGCCCTACCTTTAGCTGTCAAACCAGCCCCACGGCTAACAGGCAGCTTCCCACCATTCTTAACCGTAACCCCTTTCGTACTACCTTTCTTCTTTTTTGGCATTACCACCCACTCACATCATCAAAAATTTCAAAATCTTCTACTTCGTAGTTGTCTAAGTATGACTGGTCAGACAACTGATCTATGTACGCTAGGCTATCCACCATATCATCATGGGTTAGGGGGTCTGGAAACTGGTAAAGCTGGTCCAGAAACTCGTTCTCCCACGTAGCTCCACGTTTAATGTGTATCAACCCATTCTCAAACCTACCCTGCAAAGCCCAGATTACACGATCATTCTTCTTCTGGTTTCCGTGAGTTAGGTCTGTAATGTTGAAATACCTACCTCTACGTCTTTGCTCATCAGTGAGAGGGGACATTACAGCCTGCTTAGCTATCCCCTTCTCTATCCCCACCTTAATAGGCCTATACTTCTCTACTGCGTCAAAGATTTTCCTAGCCGTTTCGTCTAGGGTCCACCTACCATGTATGAACTCCTCCACCCACCACTCGCCATCTGGGTCTACTTGTACACAGCAGATAGAGGAAGAGTCGAGATTTCTGGTCTTATTCTTTTTGCCAGCCTCCTCAAATCCTGCTAAGTCAATCGCTATGTACCAAGACCCATTAGATGGCCCCTCGTCATACATCTGAATCCAATCTTCTTGAAATATCTCAGACCCTTGGTTGTCAAAACTAGCTTCAAACTCTTGCCTAAAGGCGTGGCTAGACATTTGTTTCTTTCTTCGTTCTAGCAGGTCTTTGTTAATGTATGGGTTGTCGTAGGTGGTGAATTGGAATGCTTCGTAGTCTTTGTCATCTCCTACCAGAGCCTTAAGGTATTCCTCATAGAAGTGATTCCTCCCCATAGGGGTACCAATCATAAGGTAACCAGCGTCGTAGTCTGACAGGGCAGGCATGAGGATTTCCTCAAGCACATAAGGCTTCATATCGGCATACTCATCCAACACTAGGTCAGCGAGCTTAACACCACGCATAGTTTCTGGTCTATCAGCACCCTGTAAGGATATTGTTTGACCATTGATTAGCGTAACTTCCAAATTGTTAATGTGACTCTTGGCAATGACACTACTGCCAAGTTCGTGGAGTTTCCCCCACATTACCTTCCTCGCTTGCTGCTGCGTAGGAGCCACATAGAACCTAGCAGCATCCTTTTGCTCAATGCCATCTGTTAGGGCATTGATGAGCAATCTCCAAGCAGCAAGCTCAGTTTTACCTACACGTCTACCAGCAGCTACAATCTTAAACTTAGCCTTGCTTACCCAAACTTTCTTCTGCCAGTCTAAGAGGTTTACATCAAGGGTTGTCACGGAAAGATTCAGCCCTCTTTAGCCAGCCGTTCAGAAACACCTTCTGCTTGTCATCACTCTTGACTATTTGGTTGTAAAAGTTTTTCCGTTTATCTACCAGAGTGTTGTTTAGGTTTTTAGCTTTTTCAATAGCTTTGCGAGTAGCAGGCCCAGCTTTTCCATCTACCTTGACACCAATAGCTCTCTGCACAATAGGTACAGTGTTGGCATACCCATGATTAACTACCATGTCCACTACCTGCTCAAACGCAGGATTGCTAGGCTCCACACCAAGATTGTTCACAACAGGATGAATATAGTTCCGTCTGTATATATCCTTAGCAGTATCTTCTGTCAACTCTTTCATATCCTGAGCGGTTACTGGGCGTCCTAAGTAGGCTTCTAGGACTGGAGCACTAATACCAAAGTTAGTTCCAACTAACTTACCTTCAGAGTTGTAGTTACCTTTATCATTCTTGTTTGCCTGAAAACCACCCTCGTGAGATAGGATAGTGTCCAAAACAGAATCAATTTCACCCATTTGGTACTTCCTCAAACTCCCCTTCGACGGCCTGTTCTTCAAACTGTCCAACGCTTGCGTTGTCATCGGAAACACTAGTAGAAACCCCAGTATCACCAAGGTTGATATTGATGTCAATCTGTGGCTTACCCCCAGACATCTTATCCTTCTCAAAGTAGCTTGCTGGTAACACTCTGTCAAACACCAATTTCCTACACGCTTGAGCATCTGGATGGTCATCTGATAAGGCTAGGTCCATTACTTTCTGTACGATAGCCTTGCTTTTAGGGGAGGCGAGCATCCTGCTCTTGTAGTCAGCCATTATAGCTGCATCCCCTTTAGGTCTTCCCACCTTACCGGGTTTACGCTTAGCTACTACCTCAGCCTTCCTTGGCCTACCTCGTTTACGCTTGGGTGTTGGGTGTGCATTCTCGCCAGACATAGCTATCCTCAATTATTTCTGGCTTACATTGTCTTATCCTTCGCATCCAGCTCAGGATAATCCAATAAAACCCTTAACCCTTTCATCGTGTCAAACTCAAACATCCATGTTTTCGTTTAACACTTCGTTTCTAATATTTTAACATATTTTTACCCTTAAAGTCAAGCATTTATTAAAATAAATGCATTATTCCCAAACTTTGTTTGGCTTTTGTTGTTTTATTTTATTTTTTATTTTCCGTGTCCCCCAGATCGTCAGATCGACCCCCCGTAGGTGGTGATATCAGTGGAACTGGGCCAGTGGCAAAGCCACGAGCAGCAAAGCGAAAAGGGGTCAAAACTGGCCATTTACTGCTGCTGCGTTGGTTGCCTCCGGCAAGTGATCAAAATTTAACCAAATCAAGAAGTTAGTGGTTATTAACAAGCACTAGATGTAGTGGTTAATAAAGCTAATTTGCCCTTATTTTGTGTTTGGAGGGGAAAAGCTATTTTGCTGCTATTTTGTATCTGAGGGGCACCCCCCCAATTTACGCACTAGTCTAACCCCCCCGGGTACCCTTTACCTGTATGGATGTACAGTGGTGTGCGTGTCAGGGTGGAACCCACATAACACTTATGTAAATAAGTCACAAATCAGAAGATAAGCTTGATAATCT